GACGGAGATGTGGGCGAACCTGCGCGACTGGTTGGGTGGGGGGTGTATCGATAAAGATACACGCCTGTTTGCCGATCTGACCACGCCCGAATACGACTATTTCGGGAAAGCGAAAGATGCCGTCATGCTGGAAAGTAAAGAATCGCTGAAACATCGGGGGCTGTATTCTCCCGACGACGGCGATGCGCTGGCGCTGACATTTGCGAATCGCGTGGCTCGCCGTGATACCAAAGGCGCTGTGACGCATGCCGCCAATCGCATGGCCCGCGACATCGATTACGCCCTCTTCAGCTCTTGACAGTCCCCTCCACTCGCTGTATCGGAAGAGATACAGGGAGGGTGCTATGGGAGGCGGTGTCAATCCAATCGAATGGGTGTTACCACCCGTTGCAGTCTCACACATGGCCTACAACGCAGCCGCCCAGCAGGTCTCGCCACGGGCCAAAATCGATTTGCCGGATTCACCAAACGACAGACGCGACACACTCATGGAGAAAGATCGGCAAACACTGGACGCCGCTCGCCAAGCGGAAGCCGAACGGCAAGCCTTGATGCCACGCCCGCAAACGGCGGATGAGGAGTACGCGTCGCGTCAACGGGCCAAAGCAGCCAGTGAAGTGTTAGGGGGCGGGCAGCGTCGGCGGGTCTCGCAAACGTTGACCAGCGCGGATAACACGTTGGCCGGTACTTCGGCGTGGGGCGTCTAGTGGGCGGCTTGTTTAGTCCACAAGCCCCTCGTATCAGTGCGCCGCCCGTGGCCCCATCCCTGGCCGATGACACGGTGCAGAAAGCTGCCGCTGAGTCACAAAAGCTCCGTCAAGGCCGCGCCTCCACACTGTTGACCAATCCGCAGACGCAACGCACCGCCTCCAACGACCAGACGTATTTAACGGGAGCGTAAATGGAGCAGTCTGACGACCTCGCCGTGCGCGTGTTGCAGGAGCAGGAACAAGCGTCCGGCAAGCGGGGGCATTGGGAAAAGACCTGGGACGATATTGCCCGTCGCGTCCTGCCCAACTACAGCGCCCACTTCATTGGGCAAAACCGCATTGAACTGACCAACGGCGTACAACTGCTCTCGGAGATGGTCGATTCCACGGCGGCGCTCGCCTTGGGTCGGTTTGCGGCAGCGATGGAATCGATGCTCACGCCGCGCAATAGTACGTGGCATTCGCTCGTCCCCTCGGATCGGTCCCTCATGCAGAACCGCGAGGTGCGGCTTTGGTTTGAAGAGGTCACGCGGCTGTTGTTTCAGTATCGCTACGCTGCCAGTGCCAACTTCCAATCACAAAAGCACGAAGATTATCTCATGCTGGGAGCCTTTGGCACTGGGAGCCTCTTCATCGATGCGTTGCAGTCGCGCACCGAAAAGGGCCTCCGGTATCGCGCCGTGCATCTTGGGCAGTGCTATTTTCAAGAAAATCACCAGGGCATCATCGATACCAACTATCGCAAGTTTTCCCTGACGGCACGACAGGCCGTGGAACAATTTGGCGACGGCGTGCCAGAGGTCATTGCCCAGCAAGCCGCTGATTCCAAGCGAGCGCAGACGATCCATTGGTTCGTCCACAAAGTCGCGCCGCGTCCAGACTTTGACCCCAACCGTGTCGATCTCAAAGGCATGGAGTACGAATCGGTCTATGTGTCGGTGACGAGTAAAAAGACGGTGCGCCACGGCGGCTACCATACCTTCCCCTACGCGATCAGCCGCTACGTCACGACTCCTGGCGAATTGTACGGACGCAGCCCCGCCATGATGGCGCTGCCGACCATTCGCTCCTTGAACGAAATGAAAAAGACGGTGCTCAAGCAAGGGCATCGCAGCGTCGATCCCGTCTTGCTCGCCCATGACGATGGCGTGGTGGACAACTTCTCCTTACGCCCCGGCGCGATCAATGCCGGCGGCGTCAATGCGGATGGCCGTCCGCTCGTGCATGCGTTGCCCGTGGGGAATCTCGCCATTGGCGACAAGCTCATGGAACAGGAGAAGATGGTCATTAACGACTTCTTCCTGGTCACGCTCTTTCAAATCCTGGTGGATACGCCGCAGATGACGGCCACGGAAGTGGTCGAACGCGCCCGTGAGAAAGGGGCGTTGCTGTCCCCCACGATGGGCCGGCAGCAGAGCGAATCGCTGGGACCGATGATTGACCGCGAATTAGATGTGCTCCGCGAATTGAAGCTGTTGCCCCCCATGCCGCAACGGCTGATCGACGCCAAAGGCGACTATACCGTGCAGTACGATTCGCCGCTGTCCCGCATGGCGCGGGCCGAAGAAGCGGCGGGGTTCATGCGGTCGCTGGAAACCGCCCTGCGCTTTGTCGAAGTTACGCAAGACCCGTCGCCGCTCGACTACTTCAATATGGACGAAATCATGCCGGAGACAATGGATATTCATGCCATGCCGGTGCGGTGGCGGAACGATCTGGCAACAGTCCAGCAGATTCGCGCCCAACGCGCCCAGCAGGCGCAACAAAAACAACTGCTCGATGCGGCCCCTGCGGGCGCGGCCATGATGAAAACGCTGTTGCCGAAACCGGCACAAGGAGCTGCCTAATCAGGGCCTATGCGTGAGAAAGCCCAGTCTGCGCTCAAGCGTAGGCAACTGGCGTATCAGCAACTCTTCCTCGGCCACGGCGTCAATACGGACGCGGTGCTGACCGATCTGGCGAAGTTCTGCCGCGCCCATGATTCCACCTTTCATGCCGATGCGCGAGTGGCCGCGATGCTCGATGGCCGCCGCGAAGTCTGGTGCCGTATCGCGCACCATTTGCATTTAACCGACGAACAGCTCTGGAGCGTGTACGGCAATCACGCCTTGCCTCCAGAGCGCCAACCAGAGGAGTAACGAATGGAATCCACGACTGCGGCCTCGACTGAGACAACCGCGCCGGCACAGACGGCCACCACGACGGAGGCGGCACCCGCCGCGACGACCACCAGCGCGTTTGATTGGAAATCGCTCAACCTGTCACCAGAATTGCAGAACGTGGTAGACCGGCATCAGTTCAGCGACCCGTCCATGGTGGTGAAGTCCTACGGGGAATTTGAAAAGCTGCATGGCGTGCCGGTGGATCGGCTGGTGAAACTGCCGTCCCCGAAAGAGGCGGGAGACCCGAAAGCCTGGGATGCCGTCTATAACAAATTGGGCCGACCGGAGACGGCAGACAAGTACGTGCTGCCGGTGCCGAAAGGCGATGACGGCACCTTTGCCAATACGCTCAAGCCGTGGCTCCATGAGGCGGGCGTCACGCAAGCGGGGGCCACGAAGCTGGCGGAAAAGTGGAACAGCTTTCAAGAGGCCCAGCAGAATGCGATGAAGGCGCAACAGGAACAGCGGGACGCCGCGCAAGTGCAGGAACTCAAGATGGCCTGGGGCGGGGAGTACGACACACGGGCCGCGCTGGTAGATAAAGCCGCAGAGACATTCGGCATGACCACGGAGCAAGTGGCCGCGCTCAAAACGACACTCGGCCCCAAAGGCGCGATGGAGTTTTTGTACAACATTGGGGCCAAGATCGGCATGGAAGATAAGACGGTCCCAGGGATGGGCGGCCCTACCGCGTCGTTCAATCAGATGACTCCGGATATGGCGAAAGCGGAAATCGCTCGACTCAAGAGTGATCGAGAGTTTAGCAAGCTGTTTATGAGTCCGGACCCCCGGCAGAAAATGGATGCGCGGCGCGAAATGGAACGGCTGCATCAGATTGCGTACCCCGGCATGACAAAAGCCGACGCAATCTTACGGTAGCCCTTGACAGCCTCCCCGTCGCAGCGTATAGCGAGATAACTGTATCTGAAGTGATACAGCTTGCACTGACAACCTCCTCGTTGGGGCCAGTGCGCTTGTACAAACGAGGGCCTGCCTCATCCTGAGACAGACAACCCCAATCGGTTCAACCACACGGTTCACCAGAGAGGGGTCTTATGTCTGTCAACATTCCCGATCATTACACCATCAGCTTCTCCACCAACGTCATGTTGCTCTTGCAGATCAAGGGCAGCAAGCTCCGTGAATGTGTCACGGAAGGCTCCTACACCGGCAAACAGGCGTCTCCGGTCGATCAGATCGGGGCCGTCGAAATGCAGGATGTCACGGGCCGGTTCCAGCCGAAGGTCCGCACCGATGCCAACGTCGATCGGCGCTGGGTCACTCCGAGCGACTTTGACCTCACGCAGTCGATTGACACGTTCGACAAGTTGCGGCTCATCACCGATCCCGAATCCAGCTACACGCAGAACGCGGTGTTTGCGGCGGGTCGCAAAATCGACAAGCTCATCATTGCGGCCTTTACCGGCACCGCAAAAACCGGCGAGCAGGGAGCGACCAGCACGGCCTTTGCCTCCGGCAACGAAATCACCGTTTCCATCGGCGGCACCAACAGCCGCTTGAACGTGCAGAAGCTCTTGGATGTCCGCGAGTTGATGAAGCGGCAGTACGTAGACTTTGACATGGAAGAGGTCTACGTCGGCTTGACGGCCCGCGATGAAGCCAATCTGCTAAAGGAAATTCAGATCATCAGTTCCGATTTCAACGGCATGGATAAGCCGGTGTTGAAGGACGGGCGGGTGGATCGGTTCCTCGGCATGATGTTCAAGCCCTGCGAGCTGATCGAGTCTGCGGCTGCCGGCACGAACAAAGTCAATGTGCCGGTGTGGGCCAAGAGCGGGATGCACTTGGGCATCTGGAACGATGTGACCACCTCCATCTACCAGAACAAGCAGCTTCGGGGCGAGCCGTGGGAGTCCTACATCATGGCGACGTTCGGGGCGACCCGCTTG